ATTGAAAAAAGTAATTTTTAGTCTTTTAACATTAGCTCTAGTTACAAGTATTTCCTCATCCGCATTGGCTACAGAGAAAATTGAAGCAACAGAAGTAAATACGTTGGCAGCGATATTCTATGATCGCGAACCAAATGATACCATGGAACAAGCCAATTCATATATGATCGGTGGTCAAATAAACGGGGAAGTACCTGAGGATGATGATCATGACTGGTATACATTTACCCCTACGCGCTCGGGTAAAGTTAGTTTAGTCTTTGCTTATAGTAAAGGGTATAGAAATATTATTGATGTAGAAGTGTATGAAGAGAGAAAAGGGAAACGCCCAAGTAAGATAGCATCTACAAATGATCCAGGAGAGGTTTTACAATTTGAGGTTGAAGCAGGGAAAAAATACTATATATGTGTCGATTCTAGGGCAATAAACACGGATATTAGACAAGATTACAATGTATACACAGAGTATATAAATTAAACTTAATAAAGGAATAGAGCTACTCGATAACCGGGTAGCTTTTTTTATGCCTAGTATACAGGGAGTGAGTTCATAACTAACTCACTCCCTGTATGGTGGGCTTTTTTACTGCCAATTACATGAAGAGGATGTGTAGTTTATGGGAATTGAAAGTACTTTGCAACGTCATCTATTAAATAATACAGGATTTTTTGAAGGGCACGATGGTTATTCAAATATTGCTGGTAGAGCAGATGGAATGGGATTATCTTTCGGGATCCTTCAATTTAATTTTGGTAAGAGAACTCTTCAACCCATCTTGGAAAAATACATTAAATTTGAGAATAAAGAATTTTATAGTATCTTTGGGAAAGAAAAAGGAGACATTCTTAGCGATGTAATTTTTAAATATTCTGCTCCCAATCAAGTACGTTGGGCTGAGAGTATTTCTCCACGTGGAGCTATTTTAGAAGAGTGGAAAAAGCCATTTCAAGAAATGGGACGGAGTAGAAGAAATGAAGGGTATCAACAAGACGCTGCACAACCTTATTTTAACCGCGCTGAGATGTTTTGTGAGAAATTTGGTATTAAAACTACTCAAGGACTAGCTTTTATTTTTGATCACATTGTACAAACATGGGATTTCCCAGATGTAAGAGAGATTCAATATAAAATTCGTGAGAGTGAGGATAAATATCGAAAGGCCGAAGGGCGTGAACTACCAGACGAGGACAGGTTGAGTATCATATTAGATTATATTCCTGAACGAGCTCATCAACACTTGCGCCGTGCCACAATTAAAGAGGGTGTAGGAAATTATCTAGGCAAGTACTACGATATTACTGATTTTGGTTATGGGATTTTTTCGTATTATTCATATTTTTAAAGAACGGGGGCTAAAAAGCCCCCGTTCTGTATTAGTTTTGTAAAAGCTTACTCATGTCAGGACTTTGTTTTAAAGGAGAGATTGTCTTAGTTTTTTTAAACGAGGGTAAATCTATAACATAGACAGTGTACTCGTAGCTATTGTCATCAAGAATATCAGAAATAAATAGTAAGCCTAGTGTTTTTTTGTTAGGTGAGAATTGATGTTTTACATATATCTCAGATTCCTTGTGTAGAGGAAGCGTAGTAATTTCGTTTTTATCTTTTTTGATTAAAAGAGTTTTACAAAGTTTAGTACCACAAGAGTAATTTAATAGTAAAAATGCCTGATTACTATCTTCTGACAAAATAACTCCAGAGGTAGCACTTAATTCTAATTTTTTTTGTTCATCATTATCTAGCTCCGAGTAAATCTTATTAAATTCTGGTATAGATTTGATTGGTATTTTTATGGTCTTTGTTTTGCTGTTGTCGTCCTTAAACGTAATATTATCTAAATCTTGTATGGATAAATATTCAGGAGGTGCACCTGTTCCAAAGGTAGGTTCTTCTATAGATGAAGAAGCTGCATAGAATTGAAGAACACCTAAAAGAATAAGCGTAAATAACCCAACTGATCTTACTTTCATATAGGACCAAACCTCCATATATACCAATTTTTACAAGTATAACATGATAACAGGTAAATAGCTTTATTTATCACTGTAATATAGAAAAAATTCAGTAGGTCAGCAAAATCCCTTATTTCTAAGCAATATTTTTTGTATGATTAAAATATATATTGCTTCTGGAGGGATACATATGTTTTCACCAGGATTGAACCATGGAGAAACGATTAGTAATCAAGAGTTAGCCAATATTTTTAAATGTGGTACCCAAGGAGGGATGAGAAAATCAAATACTACGAATACTTTAGTACTCATTTCTGATCATACAAAATCTTTATATGAGGATAGATGGGAAGACAACATATTACATTATGTTGGGATGGGGAGGATAGGAGACCAGAGTTTGATGTTTATGCAAAATAAAACATTAAACGAAAGTATCACCTCTAATATTAGTATCTATTTGTTTGAGGTATTTAATAAAAATGAATACCGATTCGTCGGTCCTGTTAGTCTTGAAGGAACACCATATCAAGAAAAACAATTAGATGAAGAAAACAACGAAAGAAATGTATGGGTATTTCCGTTGAAAGTATTAGGAAACATTACTCCTTTATCACTGGAGACCTTGCATGATAACAAAAAGAGGCAAGAAAAAAGGATAAGAAGATTAAGTGATGATGAACTTTATAAAAGAGCAAAGATATCAGGAAGAAAATCAGGTAAAAGAAATGTCACATCAATTACTTATGAAAGAGATCCTTATGTTACCGAATATGCGAAAAGAAGAGCAAAAGGTATTTGCCAACTTTGTGAAAAAGAAGCACCTTTTAAAAATAAAAATGATGAGCCTTATCTGGAAACACATCATATAAAATGGCTTTCTAGAAATGGGGCAGATTCAATAGAGAACACAGTTGCACTTTGCCCGAATTGTCATAGGAAAATGCACGTTCTTGATCTTGAAGAAGATGTGGAGAAATTGAAACTAGCTGTTGAAAGGGAATGTAATATTACCGTTTAAATTGAAAAGAAAAAGCCTCCCTATTAATTAGAGAGGCGAGAGATGTACTATAAGCATTTCAATGACAAGATAAAATTCCATTATGTAATAACAGTTAAATAATAATTATTCAGCATTATTTTAAATACGCTCGTATTGCATCAGTTAATAAAAAATTTTCGTCGTAAGGAAGCTGCAATTCTTTCTTAATTTTATTGTATTGAAAATTGATATAATCATAAAAGATTCTATCTTCGTCAATTGGTAGATTTTCGAAATTGTCAATGTCATCAGAATGAGCCATCCTGTGTTTATCATTACACTCATCTTCGAGTTTCAGTAGAAGAAGAGTAATTTTAGAGTCTGTATAGAGCAAATTATCTTTGATAATTTTAGATATCACAGAAAAGTCACTTACGGTCACTCCTCTGTAACCAGAATTAACATTTGTTCTATTTTCAAATATTAAAATTATAGGTAAGTAAATTAATTCTACTTGCTTCGTCAGATTATGTCTTTTAAGTTCAGTAAGATTACGTTTATTTGTTAAATAATGAGTTAAAAACCCAGAACCTATTCCAGAAACTATACCAGTCAAAATTATCGTTAAAAGTTGATTTATCATAATGAACCTCCTATATTTTTATATCATTATAATAAATAGTATACCTTTTGTGAATTAATGGGAATTAAGAATATAGCCAAAGGTCCTTCGGTAGATTAGTATTAAATAATTTTGATCGGTCATGAATTACAAAGTGAAAATCGACCTATAATAGCCACTGGTAAATGGGTTAAGGAATTCTAATCAGGTCACGTTGAGAAATTAGGCAGTTGATGACCTAAACAAGTTAATAAAACTAGATATTATATGTATTAAACCAAGGAATAAATATTCTCCTAACGAATAAATAGTTAGGAGGGATTTCAGCATGGATAAAGCTAAAAGAGGAAAGATAATTGGTCTTATTATCATAATTCTAATTGCTTTAATACTAGCAATGTTAATGGTTTTATGGATACCTAAAACAGGAATTGATTCAAGCAACTTATTAGTTGCACTAATTGGATTTTCAGGATCGATTATTGGTGGATCAATTACCCTTATAGGGGTGAGGATGACAATCAAAGATCAGCAGCGAAGAGAATTTCTGAACTCGTTTTCACTAAGATATAGGGAAGGAAAGTATGTACAGGAGAAGTTTTTAGAGGGATTCAATAATCTAAGGGGTTGCATGGATGCTTCCCATTATCAACCTATCGCAGAATGTTTGAATCCGTTAATAATGAATAAGCATGATTTACTATACAAAGCTGCTGCGGTTAGTGCGGAAGCGCAGGAAGAAGCCGATCAGTATATTGGTAAAGCTCAAGAATGGTATAAATACACCCTTTTTACAAAAGGGGAATCTGACTATCCGACAGAACGGAAGGAACAATATTATGAGTATTTTTCTCAAATGGAGAAGCATTTAGATTCTTTTAATTCTAAGTTTGAATTATTTATTAAACATTATCATGATGTTAGGTGAGCGCTCATAAATGAGCGCTTTTCTTTTTTTCAAAACAACCCCATGAAACGGTGAGGTGGTGTATATGTAATGGCACGAAACCCGAAAAAGCAAAGGTGCAAGGCAAAGAGCAAGCAACGAAACGAGCAGTGTAAAAACTGGGCAAAGCCCGGATGGGATGTGTGCCGGTTCCACGGGGCAGGTGGTGGCGCCCCATCTCGGAATACCAATGCAGTAAAAACAGGAGAATATCAAAGCCTTTGGATGGATGCTCTTACACCAGAACAGCAAGAAATAGTAGAGAGAGTCAATCTTGACCCTTTAGAGCAAATAAATCAATCGATCATGTTGTACGCTTGGCGAGAACGAGAAATCATGATGAAGATTGCCAATTTAGAAAAAGGGCTAACGGAAAAGCAACGTCGTGTTCTTCAGGAAAGGGTCACCATAAAGGAACCTGTGCAAGTACACGATGAAAAGTCTGGAAAACCCAAGACGGTTATACTTACTCGAAATGAATTAGCTACGACTGAGATTGAAGAAACGGAATATCGAGCAATTGAGGATATCCTTCACTTGCAGGAAGCTCTAACACGGGTAACTGATAAGAAGCTTAGAGCCGTTGAAATGAAACATAAAATACTGAGTGGTATCAATCCTGAAACAGTTGATGTTAAACAATATTTAGATGCATTAAACGAAACGGCAGAGGAAGCTTGGGGAGATGAAGAATGAAAAAGGGTGGAGCAAGGTTTCAATTCCAACCATTCTCTCGAAAGCAGAAGAAGCTTTTAACATGGTGGACAAATAAAAGCCCCTATCGTGATTATGATATTGTAATAGCCGATGGCTCTATCAGATCGGGAAAAACAATAGCTATGATTGATAGTTTCCTAATGTGGTCATTGTCCACCTTTCAAAATCAGACCTTCATTATTGCAGGTAAGTCTATGGGGGCACTCAAGCGGAATGTGTTAGAGCCGATGTTTCAAATATTGAATGCCAAAGGAATTGCTTACTTTTATCATAGATCAGACCATTATATAACTATTGGCTCAAACATTTACTATTGTTTTGGTGCTAATAATGAGGCGAGTCAAGATGTATTGCAAGGTCTGACAGCAGCAGGGGCTTATGCGGATGAAGTTGCTCTGTTTCCTCAGTCGTTTATAGACCAAATGGTCGGCCGTTGCTCTATTGAAGACTCAAAAGTTTTTTTGAACTGTAATCCTGCTGGTCCTTATCATTGGTTCAAAACAGAATACATTGATAAAGCAAAAGAAAAGAGAACCTTGCGGCTCCACTTTACGATGGATGATAACCTATCGTTATCAGCTAAGATCAAAGAACGATTTAAGCGCATGTTTAGTGGTGTCTTTTTTAAACGATATATTCTTGGACTTTGGGTATTGGCTGAAGGCCTTGTTTATGACATGTTTGATGAAAAGCTCCATGTCATAAAAACACTTCCTGATACATTTGATCGTATTTTTGCTGGTGGGGACTATGGTATCAATAACCCAACGGCTTTTTTATTAATTGGTCAGAGCGGTAAAGATTTTTATGTAATTCGAGAATATTACTATGACTCGCGTAAACAGGGGAAACAGAAGACTGTCTCCAAATATGCCGAGGATTTCCAAAGCTTTATTGGTAATGATCATCCTGAAATTTTATTCTTAGACCCTTCGGCAGCTGCTCTCATTTTAGAGCTGAAAGAAAAGGGAATTAAATATGTAAGAGGTGCAGATAACACGGTAATAGACGGCATTCAGCTAGTGAGCAACTTGCTCTCTAACAATGGAGGCCGTCTTTTTGTTCATGAATCTTGTGTGAATCTGATTCGAGAGTTTTCTTCTTATTCTTGGGACGTTAAAGCTCAGGAAAGAGGAGAAGACGTGGTAACGAAAGAGAATGACCATGCCCTTGATGCGTTACGCTACGCCTTGTACACAATGTGGCTTCTGCTTCGTAAGGCATCTATTCAGAAAAATAGACAACGGAAAGGGAAAGGAGGGTGGATAGATTGAGTAATGACAGCAATGTGCGAGCACAATGGATACCAATTAGTAAAGCTAAGGATACACCTTCAAGCCAACAGTTGCCAGATGACAAATTCAATGGGTTTTATGAGCAATATGAATTAATTTCCCCGTTAGTTACACCGGAGGCTTATAAGGAGATCGTAAAGCAAAGTAGTATTATACCGCAGTGTATTGAAGCATATAAAACGAACATTACTGGATATGGCTGCTCTTTAGAATACATGCCAGGGGAAAGTGATGAGACTGCAAAAAGTGAGTGGGATATCGCAGACCGCCATCTACTTACCGCTAATTTAGAGAAATCAATTGAGCAACTTCTTAGTGAACTGATTGAGGACTTAGAAAGCTGTGGTAATGCTTATTTAGAGGTATCGAGGGGTGGAGGATTACCAGCTTTATATCGAATCCCTCCAAAAGATATGCGGTGTACAGCAAAATTGGACAAAGTGACCATGAAATATACACGGCTGGTTCATGGAGAGATCGAAGATTTTACACAAGAGAAATGGATTCGTCGTTATGCACAAAAACGTGGAGAGAAAATCGTTTGGTTTAATGAGTTTGGTTATCCAAATACCAATGATGCAAATGAAGTTATTCATTTAAAACTTGGAAATGAAGAGTATGGTCAACCGCGTTGGGCAGGGAATACACCTGGGATACTGGGGAGCAGAAAGGCAGAAGAGTTGAATCTTGGATATTTCGAGAACGGTCGTATGCTGTCTTTGGTGCTTTCCGTAGTAAATGGTCAATTAACAGAAGGGTCTATAAAAGCACTTTCCCAAGCAAGAGGGGCAAAATCTCAGGGAGGAATCTTATACCTAGAGGTTGAGGGATTCGATAAGGGGTTAACAGGTGAAGAAAAAGAGAAGGTGCAAATTAAGATAGATAAGTTAAATGACTTGCTCCAGACTGATGCACTATTCACCGATTACGCGAAAGACAAACGTAAAGAAATACGATCATCCTTTCGACTACCGCCTATTTTGACGGGGGAATCGGATGATTACAATCGTGCAACCAGTGATAATGCTAGACGGATTGCTGAGGAGCAAGTATTCAAGCCTTATAGAGACTGGCTGATGGACGAAATTTTCAACAAACGTTTGTTTCCCATTATCGGGGTTCACAAAGTAAAAGCTGTGCTACGTGGCCCTAAAATCGCTGATCCGGAGGAAAGAAGACAATTACTAGATTATCTAGCTGATAGAGGTATTTTAATTGTTCGTGACTTAATACCGATTGCCGAGGAAGTGCTTGGAACAATCATAGACGAGAATCGTTTTGAGGCTGGCTATTTAGATACACCTATCATCAAATTAGTTTCCTCTACCAATTCGTATGATGAACGAATGCAACATACAAATCCAGAAGAAAAGCTGGCCGTGATTGCAAAACGTATGCTACGCCATACACAGGAGCAAAGCCATGTGTGATCAATGCATTTATCTCATTGCGAAAGCAGATGATGACCAGTTTCTCGATTCCCTTGATCTGTCCTATGTGGAGCGTAGTTTGTTAGAAAAACTATATAGGGATGGCGAGGATTGTATCGCGGATATTTTAGAAAAACAAGGAATGGCGCTCCATGAAGCAATTCAAGAATTAAGTGACGAATTGCTAGTAGATGAAAAAGAACTGTGGAAGGTTCTACTAGATATCCGATCTGGTGATTATTTTCAAACAAAGTTTGAACAAGCCGTCTATGATGCATTTCTACCACTCTTCCATGTAGCGGGAGAGTCAGAGGCTATTAATCTTAACGAGCAAGCAAAGTGGGAAGTGAAAAATAAAGCGGCTTCTCAATTTACTAAAAAGCTAAAAAAGCTGGTTCCAGCCATGAATGATACGTCTAGTGACCAAATGCTTCATGCTTTTCAGGATGCAATTAAACAGGGAAAGACACTACAGGAAAGAGCTAAGCTGGTCAAGGAAATCAGTAAGCAAGCGGCTAATGGTGAAGACGGCCCCTTTAGTATGGAGAGAGCTGTACGAATTACCAGAACGTTGTCTACAGCCGCAGCCAATGGAGGAAAACTTGAAGGATGGAAACAATCAGGCGTCATTAAAAAGAAAAGATGGCGTTCAGCAAACAATAAACGAACGAGAAAAGATCATAAAGCGGCTAATGGGCAAGTAGTCGATATTGATAAACCATTTAGAATAGGCGGTGAAAAGCTTATGCATCCTGGTGACTTAAACGGGAGCGCAAAGCAAATTATACATTGTCGTTGTACCATGCAACTAGTTTTCTAATATGAAAGATGACAAAATATAATAATTAGTCATTAAAACATGACAAGGAAAAGAGAAAAAGTATTAAAAGTAAGATACTCTTAGAAACAATTAGTTTCCATTCTACCTGTAAATGGATTAGGTGATGTATAACATCTTGGACAAGGGTAAAATTCACAAGAATGGATTGTATCACAATTACGTTTACGTCTACCTGTTCTTGGATCGGTATAATAATAACAACGTGATATAGGACGACAACTAATACCGCAAATTGGTAATGTAGGATAGGGGAATTGTGCTGGATACACTGGGTATGTTGAATGTTCCATTGTATAGGCTGGATGATTTTTTTTTACTTGTTTAAAACGATTCATAATAAATAACCTCCTTAGACATTTTATTATTATTGTATTTACTTATAAAGATTGGGGGTGTGCCTATGGATAAGGGTATTTTCATCAAAAGAAATTTAAAAATAAAGGAAAGGAGGTGAAAATCTATGCCATATCAGTTAAAAGATGCAAAGATAACGCATATTTCGTTAGTGGACAAGGGAGCTAATGGCAGACCTTTTGCCATTATAAAAGAAGAAGGAAAGTCTCCTTTAGAGAAAACTATTCCCATTGCCAAAGCAGATAAGGCAAAACAGATTGTATACGGCGTGGTCTATGAACCTGATGTGAAAGATGCTCACGGCGATCAAATGACTATCGGAGAAATTGAAAAGGCAGCTCACGGCTTTATGGAACGTCAGAATACCTATAACATTGACAAACAGCATGATTTAGATAGCGATAAAGGTTATGTTGTTGAGTCTTATATCGCCCCTGTTGATATGAAACTAGGCGATCAGGAAATCAAGAAAGGCTCCTGGATTGCAGGGGTTAAGGTGATTGATACAGATACGTGGGATCAAATTGAAAAATCCGAGATTACTGGTTTCTCCATGTGGGGAATAGGTAAGAGAGAAAAAATAGAGGAAGCTCCTTCTAGTACCGAAAGTGAAACGGTTGAGAAGGGGCTTTTGCATTCTCTCGCCAAATCACTGCATCGAATTATTAAAGGTGATGTTAAAGAAAAGTTTGAACGCAATAAGAAACACAATGATTTTTGGAATGCGTGGAGTGCTTTTGAAACAACAATTAGGTGTTATAACTGGCGAACAGACACGTATGAATTTGAAAGTAATCCTGAGATTGCAAGAGAAGCTATACAAGAGTTTGTAGAAATACTGGAAGAAGTATTGGGAAGCAATGACATAGTAAAAGCGATTGGCAAGCCGCCTGAGCAGATTATTAAAGCAGGTCGTAAGATGTCCACGGCTCGTGTAGATAAATTAAAGCAGGTTCACAATACTTTGACTGACATTCTAGCAGAGGTGGACCATAAGGAGGAAGAAGACGTGAAAGCAGAAGATATTGAAAAGGCAGTGTCAACAGCATTATCCCCTATAACGAAGCAACTAGAAACACTGCAAGCTGAAGTAACAGAATTGAAAAAAGAGGCTAGTAGCAGTGAAGAAGGTAGCTCACAGGAAGATACGCTCGCACAAGCCGCACAAAAGGCTGAAGATACGATCACACAAGCTATACAAAAGGCACTAGAACCAATTTCCAAGCAAGTAGAATCTTTGAGCGCGGATGTTCAAATTGTAAAAAACAGCCGTGGTGCAAGTCAGCAAGGACAAGAAGACCCTACACAGATTCAAAAAAGCCAAAACAACGGCCTGTTCGCAGGTAAGTTATAAGGAGGAAGATTCATGCCTACAAACAATATATTGATTGCCAAAAACACCATCATTACATCAATGGATACCCCTGCTCTTAACTATGCAGAGGTGAATAAATTCATAGATATGACGTATGATTCAACTGAATTTATGAAGGGGATCAGACATGAGACCCGTACTGCCACATCTGGGACCATTGATAAACTTGGTGTAACTGGTCGTAACCTACGTTCCAAAAAAGAAAACGTTCTGGCATCAAACTTGACGAAACCAAGCTATCCACAGGTTCCATACTCAGTTGAACCTGTGGTACTCCCTTTTGAAATTACAGAAGAGACAATTCGTCAAACACAACGGGTACGTAATCAGGATGCGGAACAGGTTATTTTGTGGCATATGACACAAAACTATGCCGATAATATGCAGGATTTAGGCTTTAATGGTGACACGAAGACCCCAGATACTGATCCAGATTATGATTTTTTAAAGATCAACGATGGCTGGCTGAAACTTGCTAAATCAACGGGGAATTACATTGACTGGGCAACAATCTCAGCGAAAGAAAAGACAGGTATTCTTTTCGAATTGGAACGCGCTATCCCAACAAGACTACGCACAGGTGGCGTTTTTAAATTCTTTATGCATCCAAACACCTTTTCTAACCGCCTGCAAACTCTGGCTGAAAAAGATACCAGTGCTTCTGTTCAGTTACAGATTATGGGCGGGGTAAAAAAGATCAATTCATATGATGTCACTCCAGTAGCACACATGCCTGAAGGGGATATTTTATTCACTTATCAGCCGAACTTTGTTATGGTTCATACCTATGACATGAAAATTCGTAAGACTACGGAGGGGAAAGAAGCTATTTTTGCTGACAAACGCTTCTATGCCATTCATTCGGACTTTGATCCAATCTTTGAGGAACCTGCTGCGGTTGCCTATGTTAAGGGAGTGACCTTCTAGTGTTTGTTAGATTTAAAGGAACAAATAACTCCCTACAGGCTTATGGATACCGTTTCGAAAAGGATAAGCTGGTAAACGTCGAGGATAGTGAATTGTTAGAAAAGCTGAAAGAACTTGACGATTTTGAGCTTGTGGAGCCAAAAAAAGAAAAAACAACGACACGCCGAAAATCAGAGGGTGTAACTGATGCTGACACCAAAGAAAGTAAAAGAGCAGAGTAATACACGGGCCGTTCAGGATATGAAACCTGAGCGGCTTTCCTATCTTATTGATGAGGCTAAGGTGAGAATCGAATTGTTTACCGCACGGTCTTTTGTAATGGACGATAACCGGCTAGAAGTAGCTCATTTTCGTTTGGTTGAGGCTATGGCTCTTACAGATAATGAGGAAGTTTTGGGAGCAGAAGCCCGTGGAATTACATCCGAAAGTGATCAAGGCTATTCTTGGTCGATCGAAAGAGCAAATGTAACTACAGGAAGTAGTTTAGTAGATTCCATGCTCCGTCAGTGGATGACCTTAGTTTCTGTACAGGGTAATAAAGGGAATATAAAGGTTATGATTCTATGATTCATCGTATGAATGATCCTGTAGTGCTCAGAAGGACAGGAGCGATGCTAGGTGAGCGAAATATAATCAAGGCGACAAACAATAAATCCCGGACTTTAAAAGCTTGTATCCGAGGCGTGGTGAGTTCTTGGCATCAAAAGGAAACTGATCCCGTGGAATGGGAGTACAAAGCAACGTTAGCATTTCGTTTGGATGAGGATATACAAATGAATGACACGCTAGAAATTCCGATGTATGGGGAATTTGTCGTTGTTGATATGACACCAGGGAAGAGATTTTTATCCGTAATAGCAATAAAAGAGAAACGGGGTGTTGAATAGCTGGACTTCAAACAATTTGAACAACGGATGAAACGGCTCCATCATGACACCCCGCAATTTTTAAAAGGAATCATTTATCAATTAGGTGAGGAATTCTTAAATCAAATTGTGGAAGAAATCAACAGACAAGACTTAATTGATAATGGGGGAATGTGGCAGTCATTTACCCAAGGCGGGGAAGGCAACGTGTGGGAGTTTGATATTGATAGAGATACTCTTACGTTAGAAGTAGGTTCGAATTTAGGAGCAGAAGACGGAAAACGAGGGTATCCTGAGCTTGTAAACGACGGGTATACCATTGAAAAGGGTCATTTTGTTCCCGGTTATTTTAAATCCAATGGTGGATTTGTTTATGATCCGGAGGCAAAGTCTGGATTTTGGGCACGTCCACGTTCTTTTATAGGCAGAAAGTATTTTGATATTGCGTTAAAAGACTTCAAGGGCGGGATGCAGGCGTTGCTGTCTACATTGCTTGATGAAGAGTTAAAAAGGAGGGGGCTGTAATAGATAAGGAATTGTCTACTCTAATTGATCTGGTCTATGAATCATATCCACAGATAGGAATTTTAGATAATTACGATGTATGGCTTTCTGGAAAGTTTAAGCCACCTATTGCCTTCATTCAAACCGCAGGGGTCACAGAAAAGGGGAATACTTTAACATCGTACAAAGTTATTTCGGACGCGGGAATTGTTCTTCACCATCGTAAGGTAAGGGATGGCGGGGTTGAAATGTATGAGAGGATTTCGTCTGAACCCTTACGCAATGTGTTAAGACGTGAAAAATATAGCTATAGGGGTAAGAAAAGCGGACTACTCATAAATGTTGACAGTACCTCTTTTCAAGTGAGAACAGATAAGAAAGATCGAACGGAGATTACCTTTCGTTTCGAATATTTGTTGAATGTACCGAGAGAAAAAGTTGAAAAGATTAATACCTTCGAGGTAGAGGAGGGATATCATGGCTAAAGCAAAGGAACAACAACAAGATACAGCCATCCGACGATTAAAGCAGGATTGGATTGAGAGCGCAGGACAAGTAAAAGCAGAACGCTTTGAACTAGTCGGCGCTCTTTTTTATGTGCCTGACACAGAAGCTTTGACAGAAGACCAAGTAAAAGAAAAACTTACGAAATATCGAGGTGAAAAGTAGATGGCAATTGAACGTGAGCGTCCAGGAGTCGTTATAGAGCTAAAAGCGAAAGCGAAAGAACGCATCTCACCTAAGAGTGGTGTGGTGCTTGTCCCTTACCAAGGAGAATGGGGAGCGCCAAATCAATCAGTGACTACCAAAGGGTATGAGGAGCGGATTTCCGAATTATTTGGTTTTGTCGATACAGTTGAATTAGCGGCAGAAGGTGGGGCAACGATCATTTCCTATCGAATCACGAATGGGACTGAAAAAGTCGCTACATACACCCAAGCTGATTCCCTTACCATCGAATCACGCTATCCAGGTTTAACAGGGAACAGAATTGGTATTTCGATCAGTCCATCATCTGCTGAACCTGGTAAAAAAGAGCTGGAAGTGAAGGGGATTATTACGACTGAAAAATATTCCTTTGCTACCGTGGAAGAGCTACTAAAGAAAACAGATCAATCTATTTACATTCGCGTGAAAAAAATAGGAGATCAACCTGTAGAAGACGTTGCTCTCACAGCATTAACAGGCGGCACGTCTGGTACGGGAAAATTACAGCCTAAAGACTTTACTTCATTGTTCCTTGCCATTGACGGTGCTAATTTTGATGTCCTTTATCTACCGTCTGATGATCCTGCTATACAGGCAGTCGCCAAGCAGTACATTTTAGATAGAGAAAAATTTACGCGAAAACGCAGTACACTTGTTATTGGTGGAAAAGCAGATCAAGACACAAGGATGGACACTCACATAGAGCGATCTATCGCTAGCAACTCACGTCGGATTGTCAATTGCGCCATTGCTGGTACACATAATAACGGAAAGACCTACGGAAGTCTAGAATGGGCCGCATGGCTAGCTGGCATGATTGCGGCTACTCCGGCTCATATTTCGTTAACGGCTCAGCTCGTACCTATGAAGAGAGCGGCAAAGGATTGGGGACACACCGAAATTCAAAACGCACTTAATTCTGGTACATTGATTGCCGTTCGGGACGGTGATGTGTACTTGATTGAAAGTGCGATCAACACTTTAACGACATTGAAAGAGAATGAGCGTGAGGATTATGGGAAAATTCGTGTCTCGATGACGATTGACCAGATTGTAAACGACATTACCTCAGTGGGCAAAAAGTATAAAGGTAAATTGAATAATAACGATATTGGTGGGGCCACTTTCGTAGGAGCAGTAAAGACCTATCTTGAAGCTCGTGAGTCACAAGGAGCGATTGACACAGGGTGGATATTCGAAGATAAAAAGAATGGTGAAGGGGATAAGCGCGGATTCCTTTTAGCCGCCAAGCCACTAGACGCCATTGAAATTTTCGACGTAGAGTGGGAGGTGTTATAACGTGCACCAGAGTGATATTAAATTAAAGAATTGCCAAGTTTACGACGAGAACGGTGATCCGATCTACGGGGCGTTAGAAGGAAAAGCCGCCTTGAAAACGGAGTACGGAGACGTGAAACGCCTGCAAAAAGGCTCAGTACAAACCATTGATTCTTGGCACATTGAAGTGACTCTCCGTGTTTCATCTGTTAATGCGGCTTTAAAGTATTTTTGTGCTGACCTTATTACGGAAGGAAAAACACCAATTATTCCACAGTTGATTGGGGAATCTGTGGATAAAGAAAATGACAACATGGAGCGGGTCCGTATCAGTGATATCTATTTAAATCCTGAAGAGATAACATTGTGGGAAGCGAAGGCAGACGGCAACGATAATGCGACCTATGAAATAAAGGGACGCAGTAACAAGAAGCCTGATTTCCTTGATAGATTACCTGAATATATTGAAGACTAGGAGGACATGAACATGTCAAAATTAGAGAAATTTTTATCCAAAGCATCTGAGATGGAGCCACGCAAAGAAATAGAGGTTACGATTGATGGTGATGTATGGAAAGTAAGACAGATGACGTTGAGTGAAAGTCGAATTTGTGAACGTGAGGCAGATAAGGGAGATAAATTCGACTGGTATAGGTATAATGACGCTCGCATTGTGAAGGCGACTGAGCACGATTTTAACTGGAATGATCCAGAGCTAAAGAAAGTATATAAAGCTGGTGATAAATTTGAGTTGCCTGCTAAACTATTTGACCACAATCCAAATGGATACGCTACTCTCCTAGAGGCTGTACGAAATATAAACAGTGGCAATACCGAAGCAGATGCAGTAGAAGAAGCAAAAAACTAATTGAATCCGATGCGGAGGCTTGGCATGTTGCCAAGGCTTTTTTAAATGGTAGAGGACTCCCGTCGGAAATAGTTGAGTATGAAGTAGACCGTTTTAAGCAAAAGCTGTTTATTATTGCTTGTCAGATAATAGAGTTAGGACAAGAAGAGGGAGAAAAGTAAGTAGTTCTCCTTCTTCTCTTTTGGAGTTTTACACTATATTAAAGTCGTATAATGTCGAATTTTAAAGTATTGTTTCCGATGACTGAGTTTTTAAGACAAGTTAGAATGAAATCGAGGTGATAATTATGAAAAGAATATTATTTCTAGCTCTAGCACTTTTTTTAGCTGGGTGTTCAACAGATATCGAGTCAAAGATTTCTGGTGAAAACAAAAGTTTCGAACGACAAGAAGAATCAATAGTGAGTAAAGAAAAAAGTGGAGACGAAAATTCTCGAAAAGATAGATTAAACCAGCTTAAAAATAGTATTAAAGGTTCAATATTTATTAAAGAGTTTTCCGTGACGAAAGATAGAGCTGTCATTACATATGTTAATGATTATCATGAGTTTAAAGTGATAAATCCAGAAGGGAAGATGACAGAAAAAAACTATCTAAATTACTGGAAAACTGACGACCAAATTAATAAAGTTTTAATGAGTGAGCCGATTAGAATTTTCAGAGAGATTCCAGGAATTAAGGAAGTAGACATGGTTCTTCCTCTTCAAGGAATTGTATATAGAATTAATTGGAACAAAAAAGAAGCAGAAAAATATTTTAATATTGATTTCAAACATTATTCTAACGATCAGAGCGGAAAACTTTTTGAAAAAGAATTTATTGATAGCTATGTTTATGATAGGGTTCAACGTGAGAAGTTTTCCCAGCTATTTATAGATAAGAAACCAAATATTCTTCAAAAAGGCTTTTTACAAAAGGCAGAAAACTTCATCGGAAATTTCAATAATAGTTTAACCAAAATACCTGATGTTTTTGATAAGATTTATCCTGAATTTATTACTGGTAAACCGGGGAAGATTCTTTTCTTCAGAACTACAAATCTCATTGGAATAATAGGATCATTAGATGATAAAAATCAAATTAAAGAAGTTAGAGTAGTGGGAATTACAAATGACAGTGATATTTCTTTTCAAGAGATTTTAGTATCACAATATTTTACAATTATTGGATTGGATTCATCACTATCGGATGAGGATGTTGAAGAGATTCTTATTGGATTAGGTATGGACAATAAGGAGAAGGTATTGAAAGGTATAAGTGCAGAGATTATTAAAAAGGGAGTTAAATATCAATTAATTTCTAATAGATCAGAGGGAATTAAACTGATAATACAAAAAGCTATGTAACACCACACCTCAAGTGATTGGGGTGTTTTTATATGCACATATGAGTTAAATGCAAAAGTGCAATTGTATTAGAGTAAGGGGTGATGATATGACAAAGGTTGTTGCGTTGTTTGAAGCAAAAGATAAAATTAGCCCTGAGTTAGTTAGAATGCGTCGTGAAACTAATAATACAAATCGTTCATTCGGAGGGATGCGTCAGAAATTTCAACACGAAACACAACGAATGGAAAGACAGGTGCACTCATTACGATCTGAAATAAAACGATTAGAAAGTGTAAAAGTAAAGCCGAAGGTAGAACTGGATGATAAAGCATCCCAAGGTATTTCTAATGTAAAACAACAATTAATAGGTTTGGGTGGTTTGGCAGCGGGTATCACAATTGGGGCAGGCGCTGGTGGAATTATGACCGATTTGCAAGCAGCGTTTAGAGAAAGGGCGCTTTACGCCGCCAAAGGGAAAACCCAAGAAGAGATAAAAGCTTTTGATAAACGATCAAAAGAACTAGTAAATATGAATCCTTATCTGAATCTCCAAGAATCAATGGCGATTCAATCAAGAAGTGAGCAGTTAAACGGGAAAAAGGGTGGAGCCTATGCCGAGGAAGCGGCTAAATTAGGTGCTACGACCAAATATACATCTGATGAACACTTGAAAATGCTAAGTGTAATGTCCAAAAGTATGGAAGTTGATGATCCAAAAAGACTGGCAAATGCCATTCAATATATGTCCAATAATTTAGTGGATTTTAAAGATGAGTTTGTCGATTCAGTTGTTGAATACACGGTTCAAACCAGTAAATTTTTAGATACACCTGAAAAGCTAGCTACGTTAGTAGGCGAAATAGGACAGCTAGGAGTATGGTCGGACGATAAGGCACTCGATGCTTTAAAAGAAGCTTCGCTAAAGTTTACGAACCAAGGTGATTTAACCAACGTATTGAAAACGGGATTTGAAACCGGAGGAATGAAGTCCGAAGACGCACAGAAAAAAGCAGAATCGGAAGCAGAGATTGTCAACGAGCTACTCCATTCAGACAACGAGGCAGAAAACAAGTCCGCCATGGGACGTTTGATGATGGCCGTAGCAACGATTGAAGATAAGAACATGCGTCAACAAGTATTAAATGAGTTGGGTGCTGGACCGGGTGAGGACTTAGCGAAACACTTTGCTCCACTTTTACAGGTCGCAGGTAAAATTTCTACAGGGGAACTAAAATCAAAGGTAGCCAGCAATGAAGCTGACAAAGCATACAAGCTAGCTGTTGATAGCAACCCCTTATTTGAATACCAGCAGGCTCAAAATAGCGCAAAACAAGCAGTTATGGACTTTGGAGCAAAATTAGCTAAAGATGCTACGCCAGCTTTGACTAGTTTAAGTAAAGCAGCAGGATGGGCTGCTGAAAAGTTTAATGGATTAAGCGATACCACACGTATCGGTTTAGAATTAGCAGGTGCAGGTGGCGTTTTATTAGGTAGCGGCTACATGTTGATACGATCAGCTAAGATGCAAATGATGGCCGCACAGGCTTTAAAAAGGGCTGCTGGCGGTAGTGGAGATTTTGATTTTGATTCTGACGGAAGGAAAGACAAGAAAGAAAAGAGGAAAGGAAAAGGAAAGAAAAGAAGCTGGAATCCCTTTAAACGAGATAAGTCTGTGCCGAGTGGACTATCACCTGAAGATGCAAAAAGGTTGGCGTTTTACGGTTCTGAACCTGCCAAACAAGGAATATGGGATAAGGCAAAGAATTTCGGCGGGAAAGCTGTGGGCGGTATCAAAAGTGTTGGTGGTTCTATCGCTAAAAAATTGCCGTACATTGGCACTGCTGCTGGTGTGGGCTTGATTCTAGCTTCAGATGATAGCGATAAGGATAAGGTTACATCGTTAGCCAGAATGGGCGCCGAAATAGGCGGTGGAGCACTTGGAGGGGCGGTAGGTGGTGCTGTAACAGGTGCGATTGTAGGATCGGTTGTCCCAGGTATCGGTACTGCTGTAGGTGCAGCCATCGGTGGAGCTGGGGCTTTAATTGGTTCTGCTATCGGAGCATGGGGTGGTGGCGAATTATTCGATAAAGCTAAAGAATGGTGGTTCGTGAAGGAGGAGCCACCCGATACAGGACCAAATAGAACGAAAGAGAAAATGATAGGTTCAATCGTTGATCCTTTAAAGGGAATGGCTATGAAAACAGCAATGGGTCAAACCGTTTCCCAATTAGCAGACAAATTCTCTCCTGGTATCAAGACATGGTGGAAAGGGCAAGTCAAAGATTATGCCATTAAAAACGGGATGCCTGTCCCAGAGGAGAAGTCATTTAGCGACGTTATCAAACCGTTAGAAACCTCTGTCAAAAAGATGGTTATGAATACCGGAATAGGACAAGTTGGCTCCCAATTATTTGATAAATATTCGCCAGACATTAAAAAATGGTGGGATGGTCAGGTTAAAGATTATGCACAAAAGTTATCCGTTCCGACCCAATCGCCTGCTTCTAAGAAGGAGGAAGAAAAGCCGAAGCTAACAGCATTAACCGTATCTAGCTTACCTATTACTTTGAATGCGGCTGGTGTCCTACAGGATGTTTCTGGTCTTATTAAACTATTGCGAGATCCGTCTGTAACAAATGAAGTTAAACGCATTATTGAAACTGCTTTTGTGAATGCCTATGAGACGGGAGGAGGGAAAGCATGATTCGTATGCAAGGAAAGTATCGGCTAACGTTTCCGGTAACACCAGCCGAAGTTCAAATGAACGGATATGGAAATGATACAGAAACTACAACGAGTATTTCGCTTGTCTCAAAAAATAGACTATCTGCCTATCGTGCCAAATCTATCTCCTTTGATTTTTGGCTACCAGGAGATATAGAATCACCCTTCATCGAAGTGGAAGGTTATCAAGGACCGCGTGAATGGTTAGCGGGCATTGATCGGATTTACGGGAAGGAAGTTCTTCTCACAATCGAAGAATTAAATTTAGCTTGGAACGTTTATATTGGCCCGATCGACGGGACATTTAAGGGAATGAACGGAGACTTTTACGGCTCTGTTGAATTCCCTATTTTTATTAAAGATGAGTTTCTACAGTGGTCTACTAACAAGGATTTACTATCCCCACCCAAGGTATTTGCTAAACAGCAAAAAGTGCGAGCGAATACTAGCGGAAAAAAGGGGAAGAAAAGTTTATCTTTCATGAGTTCTGCCATTCAACAGATTAAACGTGATCGTATACGAAATAAAAATATACCAAAATAAGGTTGTGAAAGAACATGAAAATGATCTATGGCCGTGGATCTGATCGGATTGATCTTACCCCTGCGGTAACAGAGATGACATGGTCCTCATCAAGAGGTCAAATTGCTCAGGTATGCCAAGCAAAAATACGTAACGCTCCACCCCTCGGAGTCGCTGGTTATGTAATGCTGTTTAGCAAAGAACAGAAGCTCAGAGACCAATTTTTTCATGGGCCCGTTGTAGAGTGGAATCGAGATGAAAAGACGGGTGAGGTAAGCGTTACAGCTTATGAGCTTTCGTGGTATTTGCAGAAGAATGACGTACAAAGACCATACATCAACGGAGATGTAGGAAAAGAACTAGGAAGAATCATAAAAGCGGCGGGTATCTCTTTTGAGTGCCCGTCTTTCGGTTGCAGGCTAAAGGAGCGTATGAGTACGCAGTCTTATACCTCTTTGTACACGCAGCTCATAGAAGAAGCCTACGACAAAACGGGAATACGATATTTTGTTCAGCACGAGCGGGATAAATTAAAGGTTCTAGCTGAGGGAAATAATCCTTATGTCCCTGTATTTAAAGCAGCAATGCTAGAGGCTAGTAGCATAGGCGAAAGTATGGAAGAACTTTATACAGTTGTTACGGTACAACGCTATAAGGATGATAAGTTGGCCAGCAGTGTCAGTAAAGAAAATAGTGGTGCTGTCAAAAGGTATGGTCGCATGCAAAAAATCATTGAAGCTGGCAAGGACGATAATTTATCTTCAATCGCCACCAACCAATTAAAAAAATTATCGGAGGTATCACGCACCCGTGAAATAACCGTTCGTTTTACCGATCCGGCAATTGCTAAACTGCGAGCTGGTTGGCGTGTGGATATCTTGGAGCGGAATGGGAAACAAACACAGTGGATTGTAACTTCTAGTAGTGCTCAAAGCAAAGGAATGGAATATATGATGGACCTTTCCTTGGAAAGTAGGTAAAGCCTATGCAACAAGCGATTAATCGATTAATTACCCAAGCGAGAAGTGGCATAAGTGATAGCCAGATTGAATTTGGTGTTCTACAAAGCTATGCTCCTGTGGTCATTAAATTGGATGAGGACCCTGCGCCTCTAAAAGAGGTGGAGGATGATCTAGTATTTTTTAAGGATGAGCTATTCACAGAACTTCAATTGGGAGCAAAGTACGCTTTAATGCGATGCACCAATGGTCAATATTTGGTGCTAGGGGAGGTGCGGTAATGTTTCCAGTATTTGAAGAAGACAGGGAAGTGAAGGAGGAAAAGGAGACGACTCCATGGACGTATAAAATGGATTGGTCTACTAGGCAGCTTGTCAAAGGAGCGGATGGTCGTCACGTAAAGACTAGTAATTATACGGAGTATTTAGAAGAGATTGCGAAAAAAATTCTGCATACCAAGCGCTTCCAATACAAGATTTACACGGACCGAGTGGGGGTAGATTTTTTTGAACATATTGGCAAGCTACCCAAACATGTGCCTCTGGCTATTATCAGGCGAGAGACCGAGGATGCGCTGGAAGCTCATACAGAAATTGAAGGTGCAGAGGTTACGGATATCAGCCAAAAGGAAAGTAGGATTGCTTTCACGGTCCAGATCGAAGGAATAAGAGGAAGAACAAAGGCGGTGATTGACATATGGCAACGCTAGAAAAACCGGAAATGCCCGTCCTTAGAGAATCTCCGGATGAAATTTATCAACGTATGTATAACAGAGCGAGAGACATGGCTTTGTCTCGTGGAGAAATCCCTCCGTCAGAAGAGGAAGGAGAAATTTTCTACGATTTTCAATATCCTTTGGCTATGGAAATTTCCGAGCAACAGCAATTAGATGAATACCGTTTCTTGCAGTGGTTTTTACCTTGGTCTGATGGGGAATTTCTGGATGCTTGGGGAGTATTTTTAGTCTTATCCAGAAAAGAAAATGAACCAGACGATTTGTATTTACAACGATTAATGGAAAAGGCGGCCTCTGAAGAGGGGAGGGGCGCTGAATCTGACTACAAACGATGGATAAAAGAAGTCGTTAATGTAGGCGATCCGTTTATTTGGGGGGAAGCGCCAAACACTGTTCACATTGCTTTGATCAGTCAAGACGGGATGCCAGCAAGTGAGGAACTAATTAAAGCTGTACAAAACCATTTGGCTTTACCCGAAAAGCATCATGTGAATGACAAGGTTCTTGTAAAAGCTGCCCAAGTAATTGAAATTACTGTCTCAGGTAAATTGCTCGAATGGGAGCATACAACCGATCTGACTGCCACTATTGCACAAATTGAAAGTAATATACGTGCTTATGTTTCTACCCAGAAAACAAAGATATTATATTCCGAGATTTATCGTCTATTTAAAGTACCAGGTGTCATTGATTATAGTGAGGTCCAGCTAAACGAGGGTCAGACTAATATCCCTATCTCCTTTGCTACGATTCCTATTATCAAATCGGTAACGGTGACAGCGATATGAGGATGATTCCAGAGAGATATAGAGAATGTTTGCCGCCATACTGGTATGAAAACATAGCTGCTATTCAGCATTTTGATGGAGCTGGCGGGGAGATAGATTACCAGCGAGGTAAGAAAACCGATCTGGAGCAACAAATGAATATCCAAACAGCAACATGGGGCTTGGTGTTTTGGGAATACATGTTTCAGGTTGTGCCAAAGTTTGGAGATTCCTATGAGACAAGACGGGCGAGAGTAATTGCAAAGTACCGACAGGTTAATCCATTTACTCCTGCTATGGCAAAAGAAATAACTCAATTATTTATCTCACCAGATGGAATAGATCGAATTGAGATAACAGAAAGCCCAGATACAGGTTATTTCTATATTTCTGTACCGTTACAATCCATATATGACATTGCTTCATGGGTACATGATATTCATAAGCGAAAGCGGGTTCCCCATGTTTTTATGCCCCAATTAGCAAGCTATGATCGAATTGAGTTTGTTGAGACTATCAAAGTAAACCAGCGGAGATATCACAAGGTTTATGAGTTTCGAGTCCGCATGACTCCTCTTAAATACCAAAATGAGGTGATTGTTGATGGATAAAGCCTATTTGGAACGGGTTGCAGAGGATTTAGCAAGGAGAGCATCTAGCCTTATATTAAATAATCAAACTGTTCAATTGAGGTTTATTAAGCAAGAGGGAAGTAAGGTCATTGTGATAACAGAACCAGTGATCGAAATAACCAAAGTGTCCTCTTTAAAGCTATTGGACGATTTAGGGAATCCCATAACTGAAAGGACTGCGAACATAGACGTGCTGGACGATCAATCGTTAGAATTTCGATTTGAATTTGAAGTAAGAGGGGTGAAAGAGTAATGCCATACCAAGC